GACCTGTCGCCGAAGCAGTGGGCCGCAGCGGAGAAGATGTTCGCCAAGGCCACCGACCCGGCAGCCCCGCCCCGCTGGAACAAGGTCGGCAACACCTGGGGTGTCCGGGCGCTCGGCGCCTCGACCGGTGACACGGTCACGGTGACCAACAAGGCCGGGGAGTCCGCCGACGTCAAGCTCGGCAAGCCGCTCGGCAACGACACCTTCGCCCCCCACGTCGACAAGGTCACCATCTCCGATGGGACCTACGAGATCGAGGAGGACGGGGTCCTCGTCAAGTACAAGGTCCAGACCTCGCAGATCGGTCGGCAGTACGCCAAGGTCAAGACCGACACCGGCTGGACCTACCTCGGCCAGGATCCGCTGAAGCGGATCGCCGAGGGTGCGGCCCTCACGGCCACCCTGACCGACGAGCGGGACGTCCTGCTCGACGGGTTCCGGAAGCGCTTCGGGATCGGCAAGACCGCCAACGTGGCCCTGCCGTCGTCCGGTCACAACGACCTGGCCTTCTGGAACCTCACCCGGAAGAACGTCTACCTGACGGTCGGTGGCCAGGGCAAGACCCCGCAGCCGGTCGGTACGCAGACCTCGGTCCTCAAGCGTCTGGCAGAGATGTCCGACGAGGACGTGAAGTTCGCCATGGTGGTCTACGGCCAGCAGATCGGTGCGTGCGGTCGCTGCGGCACCGAGCTGACCGACGAGTACAGCCGGGAGATCGGCATCGGCCCCGAGTGCGCCAAGAAGGGTCTGTGACAGCGAGAACCCCGGGCCGAAGCCCGGGGTTCTCCTCCGCCCGTGACCTGCGGGGCCGTACCCACTCCACGGTGACACTATGCACGGCTCGTTGCAACTGGAAAGATGTGAAGCATGACTCAGCCCGACTGGCAGTGGTACCTCGACAGGGGTCTACGTGCGTTCCCGGTGTCCGGTGTGTCCGACGCTGGCACCTGCCGTTGCTCGTCGGGGACGGAGTGCACCAGCCCGGGGAAGCACCCGAAGTTCAAGGGCTGGCAGACGAGTGCTGGTACCCCGCAGGCGTTCGATCGTTGGCGTGAGGGGGACAACGTCGGCGTCGCTACCGGCAACGGGATCGTGGTGCTCGACTGGGACGGTCCGCCGAGTGTGACGACCGTGAAGACACTGAAGACGGCCACACCGTCGGGCGGTGAGCACTGGTACTTCACCACGCTGCGTCCGGTCCGCAACGGCATCAAGGTCTTCGACGGGATCCTCGACATCAGGGGCGAGGGTGGGTTCGTCGTGGTCCCCCCGTCCCGGCACATCTCGGGCGGCCGGTACACGTGGCTCGACCAGGTGTCGCCTCTGGCGTCGCCCCCGCTATGGATCCGACAGCTCCTGCCCCCGGACCGCCGGGTGGAACGGACGATGATGAAGTGGCCGCTGGAGGACCCTGCGACCGAGTCGATCTTCTCCACCGACCTGGTGGAGGAGGTGCTGGAGCAGCTCACCGGCACCGGGCGTGGTGAGCGGAACGCCGCCCTGTTCAAGGCCGCCTGCGAGGTGACCGAGCTGATCTGCTCGGGCGTCCTCTCGCGTGACCACCTGAACTCGGTGGCCGAGGCCGGTGTGCAGATCGGTCTGTCGCCGTCCGAGGTGAAGCGCACGGTCGCCAGCGCCGTCCGGTCAGTGGCGAACTGAGCCGTTCGGCAGTACAGTAGCGGAACCGCTAGATCGAAGGACTGAGACTCACCATGAGTACAACGACCGACTGGGCCGCAGAGCTGCGTCAGCGCAAGGCTCTCTACGACAAGGCGTGTGCCGAACTGGCCCACGCCAAGCAGCACCACCGTGACGTGGTCGTGCGTCTGACGTACGACCTGCCGATCGCTGAGGTGGCGAGCCTGTCGGGCTGGAGCGTCGCCTACCTGCGCCGTCTGCGGGGCGAGGGTCCCCAGGAGGGTCTGCTCAGCCGCACCACCTACACGCCCCAGCGACTGATCCACGATGCCCGTGAGGGGATCGAGCGTTCCGAGGAGTCGATGGAGCGCCACCGCTACAGCTACATCAGCTACATGCGGGAGATCACCCAGCCTGCGCTCTCCATGAGCGACGTGGCCGAGGTCGTCGGTGTATCACGTCAGCGGGTCAGTCAGTTGCTCTCCTCGCTGGAGGACTAGGGGCGATACCCCGGGGGTCGTTTGCGAGAATCTCCCCCACTGTGACTTGGCAAGATCAAGGTGAATGTCGCTCCCTCCCACCCGATATGTTCTTCCCCCTCCACGAGGTGGACGGAGAACTGGTCGGCGACGACGGTACGATCGGTGCGCCGATCGAACTGTACGACGAGGCGAAGGCCGTCTGTCGAGGCTGCCCAGTCCGGAGCGAGTGCCTGGACTGGGCGCTCGACAACAAGGAACGCTTCGGCATCTGGGGCGAGCTGGCCCCCATCGAGCGGCTACGGATCGAGCGCAAGCACCGCCGTCGCCGACTGCTGGACCGTCGAGCAAGTGAGGTAGCAGATGAGGATTCCTGACCCGTGGGCATTCATCCTGTTGGGCCTGGCGGTCTACCGGGTGAGTCGCCTGATCGTCGTGGACACGTTCCCGCCGGTGGCCAAGCTGCGGAAGTGGTTCAAGTACCACTGGCCCGAGGCGGGCGACCAGGTGCACCGGATGCCGAAGCGTGGCTTCGCTCAGCCGATCTCCCCGCAGGGTACCGACCCCCGTGACGTGGAGCGCTGGCGGGTCGTGGAGGGCACGACGCTGGGGTACCTCGTCTCGTGCATGTACTGCCTGCCGTTCTGGGTGGGTGCCGTCGCCTGGTTGCTCTGGAACTGGTTCCCGACCGCCACCCTGTTCCTCTGCACGCCCTTCGCCCTGGCCACTGTGGCGATGCTGCTCCACCGTTGGGAGCGGCGCCAGTCCTAGACCCCACCTGCACCTCGGTAGCCTTAGAGGATGCCACCATGCGACTGCAGCGGGCCTGGACCCGGATCTGAGATCCGTCTGCCCGGTGGGAAGACACTACGGGTCGTCACTGTGAACGGCCGAGGCGAAGAGGACCGAAGTGGCGCGTCAGCCCGTAAGTAGCGCACTCACAGCGGCCGGTAGCCAGCTCAGGGTCTCCTCCTACGAAGAGGCGACACTCCTCCAGCTCTCACGTCAGAACTGGACCGAGCGGGCGTGGAGCTACTACGAGAACGTCGGCGAGGTGCGGTACGCCGCCAACTTCGTGGCGAACTCGCTGAGCCGCCTGCGGCTGATCGCCGCCAAGACCCCGCCGGTGACGTCGGATGCGTGGGAGCCGATCGAGATCAAGGAGGGCGCCGTGGCCGAGGCGGTCGCCCGCCTCAAGGACCCCCGTGGTGGCCAGCGTGGACTCCTGCGCTCGCTCGGGCTGAACCTCTTCGTCCCCGGTGAGGCGTTCCTCCTGGGTTCGACCGAGTCCGGCGCCGAGACGTGGGAGACCCTGTCGTCCGACGAGCTGGATGTCCGCACCGGGTACCCGCAGTTCTTCCGCAAGCCGCTGCCGAACTCGACGCCGATCCCGCTCCCGGAGAGCGCCCTGGTGATCCGTGTCTGGAAGGAGCACCCACGCTGGTCGATGCTGGCCGACTCCGCCATGCGCACGGTGCTCGACCAGTGCGAGACGCTGCTGCTGCTGACCCGCATGGAGCGTGCCGCCGCACGATCCAGGTTTGCTGGCTCGGGCATCCTCTTCATCCCCAACGAGCTGCTGCCGTCCGGCTCACGTGGTGAGTCCGACACCGACTTCTACAACAAGCTCATGGAGTCGATGATCGCTCCGATCAAGGACGAGACACACCCCTCGTCCGTGGTCCCCATCCTGCTGACCGGCCCCGCCGAGTACGGCAAGGCGATCCAGCACATCACGATGGAGCGCTCCATCGAGGGCGACGGCCTGGTCAAGCTCAAGGAGGACGCCGTCCGGCGCCTCGCCGCAGCGTTCGACCTGCCGTCCGAGGTGCTCACCGGCAACACCGACCTGAACCACTGGGGCATGGCCGTGGTGCGGGAGGAGACCTTCGCCGCACACATCCAGCCGTTCGCCGAGATGGTGGTCGACGCACTGACCGCCGCCTACCTGCACCCGGCGCTGAAGCGTGCCGGGGTGAAGGACTGGGAGCAGTACCAGATCTGGTTCGACAAGTCGGGCCTGGTCCAGAAGGCGGACCAGGGCGAGGCTGCCGACCAGGCGCACGACCGGTTCACCATCTCCGACGCCGCCTACCGCAGGGCGAAGGGCTTCACGAGTGAGGACGCTCCCGACGAGGAGGAGCGCAAGCGTCGCATCGGCATCAAGCTGGTCGACCCCCGTCTGGCAGTACTCGGCGAGGTCCCTGACAAGGCCGCACCACCCGCACCTGCTGGAGGTGAGGCCGGGTCGGGCGGCGCTGGCCGGGGGCGACACCTAGAGACCACCCAGCCGAATCGGACGAGTGGTCCCCAGGGTGCACGAGCGGCTGCGCCGAAGCAGGCGAGTGAGCGTCGGGTGAAGGCGACCCAGACGACCCCGAAGACCGCCATGGCCGCCGCAGCGACTCCGGAGGAGAGCCGCCAGATCTCGGTCAAGCTGGGCACCATCGACATGATGCTGCTGGCCCAGCTCCAGACCCTCTTCGAGCAGGCGCTCCGGCGCACCGCCGAGCGGGCCGGATCCAGGGTCCGCTCGAAGACCCTGAACAACGCCGCCATCCGGGCCAGCCTGGACGGTGTCCGCAACGAGGACGTCGTCAGGGCGCTCGGTGCCACACTCGTCGCCGGTCTCGGCTACGAGGAGCTGGACCTGGTCGACGGTAGCCTGGCCAGCATCGACGGCGCCATGGAGGCACTGCTCTTCGACGCCTACCGCACGTCGTTCGACACGCTCAGCGGCCTGGCCGACCGGGCCGGACGAGAGGGTCTGGCGACCACGGACCGAGCGATCCGTGAGCTGATCAGGGCCAACATCGAGGAGGCCAAGCGTGAGGGGTCGAAGCTCCTCACCGATCTGTCGAGGAAGTACCTCTTCGCCGCCGACTCGCCGACCCAGGTGGGTGAGCTGTCCAGCCTGATCGTCCAGCCGGGCGACGTCCGCTCGATCCTGCTGCGTGCCGGGGGCACGGCCCCGTTCGGCGGCAGCACCATGCCTGGCGGCCTGGCTACCGGACGTACGGTCCTGGAGTATGCCGACGAGCTGGGTGTCGAGGTGCAGACGGCCGAGTACATCTGGATGTACGGCGAGGCGCCACGCCAGCGTGGGTTCCAGAGCCACATGCAGCTCGACGGTGCGATCTTCGAGAGTCCGACCGACCCTGTGCTGGAGATCTGGCCGGAGGACAAGTGGCTCCGACGCACTCACTACACACCCGGTGACCACCGGGGCTGTGCGTGTGTCGTGGTGCCCGTGATCCGTGAAGAGGACGGGTCCCTGGTCTACGGGACCTAGCGTCGGGAGCGGGCGTGGCTCCATCCTACGCTTGAGATCATGTCAGATACCGCTGTCGAGGAACGCTCCGCCGAGGTGGTCGATGCGCAGGACGCCATCCGCTCCGGCGAGGTCATCCGCCTGACCAAGATCGATGAGGACGCCGGTGAGTTCACCATGCGTCTCCTGGTGGAGGACGAGGAGACCATCGACGGTCGGTACTTCACCAAGGATGCCGTCGAGTGGCGGGACCTCCCACTCCCGCTGATGATGAAGACCAAGAACACCGGGGAGGGCCACAAGGAGAGCGTGGCCATCGGTGCCATCGCCGAGATGTGGCGAGAGGGCAGCGAGATCTGGGGCCGTGGCCACTTCTCCGCAACCGAGGATGGCCAGCAGGGCCGCCAGCTCATCGCCGAGGGCGTGCTCAACGGCGTGTCGGCGGACGTCGGCGGCGCCTCGTCGGAGTTCGAGGCGGACCCCGACGGTGGTGCGCAGAAGCAGCGCATCAGCAAGGGCACCGTCATGGGCGCCACCGTGCTCCCACTCCAGGCCTTCGGCGAGGCCCGAGTCGTGGTCACCGCTGACGGCGAGCCAGACCCGGAGGCCGTCACGGCCGCCGCTCCGGTGCGCCCATCGAAGGCTCACTTCGAGGACCCGAAGCTGACCCGCCCAACGGCGATCACGGTCGGCGAGGATCGCACGCACGTGTTCGGCCACCTGGCCACCTGGGACACCTGCCACGTCGGCATCCAGGGACGCTGCCAGACGGCCCCACGCTCGGCCACCGACTACGCCTACTTCGCCCACGGCGAGGTGGAGACGGCCGAGGGCGACACCGTCCGCACCGGGCGCATCACGCTCGGGACCGGCCATGCTGCGCTGAGCCTCGGCGCCGACGCTGCGAAGGCCCACTACGACGACACCGGTACTGCGGTGGCGGACATCGCCGTCGGCGAGGATCCGATCGGCATCTGGTTCTCCGGCGCCCTGCGCCCAGGCGTCACCGAGGAGCAGATCCGCACGCTGCGGGCCTCTGCGGTCTCCGGCGACTGGCGCAACATGCAGGGCAACCTGGAGCTGATGGCCCTCCTGGCCGTCAACACTCCGGGCTTCCCGGTTCCCCGCCTGGCCACGCTGGCAGCGTCCGCTGCCGGTGGCGAGGAGGACATCGACTTCGCACTCATCTCGGCGAGCATCATGCCCGAGGC